TCGCGGCCACCTTGTATCTAATGTTGAAACTGATCTGCGGGATCATCACCGGATGGGTGCCTGGGCAACCCGTTGATGCGTTCTCGTAGGCCATGTGGCTCTGGTGGTTCGCTGAATCGAGGTTCACGCCATCCCAGCACTGCGGGAAGAACACGATCAGCTGCACGTCAGACCCGTTGGCACAGCCAGCGCCCGGGATCGTGGCGGAGAAGTTGGCCCCGAGCGGGCACTCCCAGCGGTACCGCAAATTGTTCAAGTCCGTCGACGTGTTCGCCGGGTTGCCAGCGATGATGCGCAGGTCGGCCGGCGGCACCGTTACCGCGGTCAGGTTGGCGCGGCGATAGTCGGACTCGTTCTTGTAGTAGACGATGTTGGCGTATGGGATGATCGGAAATCCCGTCGTCGTGTCGATGACCGCAGGTACCCAATAGCCGGAGCGGTTCGCGATGCCGCCGACGCAGCTGCTGCGCCCGACCGTCGCGAGCTGTGTGGTCGTGGCGGTGGTGGCAGCGATGTCGCTGTTGCCGAAGAAGTTGTGAAGGTGGCTCCTTTTCGGGAAGCTCGTCGCCCCGCTCGGCGGGTAGACGATCGGGTCGAAGAACCCCAGGTGGCTGGTGGCGCACACGATGCGAAAGGCGCCTCCGTCCGGCGTGCTGTTCGGCTGCACCGCACCGCTCGTGTTGTCGCGCTTGCGCAGGCTCGTGAAGCCGTAGTTGGGTGGCGGCAGCGCATCCCCGTTGACCTCGAATTGCGTCGACGGCCACATCTCGAACACGCCCGCGGCCACCGACGGTGGATAGTCCGGTGGCGTGCTGTTGAGCAGGCGCAGCGGAATGCCGTTGAACATCACGGTCGGCACCGTCACCGTGAAGCCGATGGCTGCGCTGGCAAACGCCAGCAGCAAGATGGTGCGAAGCAGTCGCATCAGAACCCCCGAGAGACGAAACCTTGAAGCGCGCAGCCGATCGCGGCCACCGACGTGCTTGGGTTGTTGCACCACGGGTGCATGTAGACCTCTGGATCGGACACCAGCGTCCAGGTGTGCCGAAGCACCCAAGTGATGCCGCCGTCCTCAGACGTTTCGAAGTGCACCTCACCAGACGGCATGTCGCGGCGAATGCGCACGCGGCAAAGCGATGACGGACTTGAGAACGTGTACAGCGTGCCGACCGCCGTGCCGTCCTGGTACGGACGAGCCGTGCCGCCGGTGATGCGCACCGAGTGATCCATTTCGTTTAGCGTCTGCCCAGCCGACGTATTCATCTTCAGCGCGATGGAGCGCACCGCCGCATCGGTATCGGTCACTTGCATCTCCACCCAGCCGGACGTCTCCAACTTGGCCTGGTGCGCCGAGCTGGCAAACGTCGCCTGCGTCAGTGGGTGGCATTGCGTGGTGCCGCCGCTTCCCGAGTACACGAAACCACCAGCGCCGTTCGTCAATATGGTGAACGTCGTCACCAGCGTTGCAGCCGTGGCCGGCACAGGGAATTCGTTGAAGACGCTCACCGCGGAGAAGCTCGGCACGAGGTTGCCGGCCCAGTCCTTCACTCGCAGCGAGTCCGTGCCCGACTGCGTGTAGGCCAGCGTCGGCGTGTCGCCCGGGACGAAGTTGCTCGAGACGGTCACCTCCACGGTAGAGCCCACCACCGCAGCGGCCGTGACAGTCTTGGCCGTAGCCATCGTGCCGCCGAGCGCGTACTGTGCAGAAGAGATCGCCAGCGGCGACAGCACCTTGTTGTAGGTGATGACGACCTTGTTCGGCGCGGCGATGCGGATGCCGATCGCGTGCCGGCGCGGCGGCGTCGTGTCCTGCGATGCGTTCTCGACACGAGCCGTCAGCGTCGTCCCTGAGTCATCGGCTGACACCGTGTATTCGTAGTAGTTGCTGTTGGGCGCACTCACAGCGCCCGGGATGTCAACGCCGTTGCGCTGGATGTAGATCGTTCCCAACTGCCCAGCCGGCAACGGCATCAGCAGCATCTGGCCTGCGGTGACCTCCAGGGTGTTGGCAACGCGCCTGCGAATTGCCGCTACCGCTGCTACTGCTCGTCCGCGCCAGGCCATTGGTACATCCCTTCCTGGTCACAATCCCATGATGTTGATGATGGGCGGCGCAGAGACTGAGGCGACTGTGGCGTCCCCCAGTTCGATGGCATCGAGCCCGATCAGCGCCGTCCCGTTGCCGCTGAGCAGTGCTCCCGGCTTGCCGGTAGTCAGGGTCGCGCTGTAGTTCGACCCGATCTGCGCGCGGTTCTTGAACACCTTGATCGTGCTGCCGATCACCTCCAAACCGATCTTGTCGGTGTTGGTCCAGGCCACGCCGGTGATGGTTGCAAGCGTCGAGGAGGTGCCGTTGACCATCTCGACCACCTGCACCGTGTGGTTGGAACCACTGGCTGCGTCGTCCTCGACGTAGGCGCCAATGAAGTCGGCACCTGCGTCGGTGTCGGCGCTGATGCGCACGCCCACGCCAGCGAAATACTGCGAGCCGTTGAAGGCCATGCCGACAACGGGGCCCTCGGCATACTGGTCGTTGGAGAACGTGCCGGTGCCGTTCCACCGAATCACCTGATAGTGCGCAGTGCCGCTCGACTTGCCGTAGACAGCCTGGCTGACGATCTGCGGCGGCGTCGCATCCCACGCCAAGTCGCGGATGTGCGTCCAATTGGCGCCGACGTTGCCATCGGCCCTGTTGAAATCGTCAGTCGGCGCGCTGCCGTTGACTGGGTTCCATGCCATCTCAGGTCACCTTGAAGTTAGATGAGCGCTAGCGCGACCTGCTGCGTGGTGCCGGCGATCCAGCCCAGGCAGTCGGTGACCTCGCTGTCGAAAAGGCAGGTGTAGTGCTCCTGCGTCTCCGTCCGGTTGGGCAGGCCAGAGCCGCCGATCGTGACTGAGCCACGGTCCCATGTGCCGCCGGTCCCGTAGGCATTGGTCTGCGGCGGCGTAATGGTGTTGAGCACGTTGCCGGTGGACGAGCCCTTCTGGTACAGCTTGCCTTTTCGCCGGTTCCAGACCCAGGTGTTGGCGCCGTTGTTGTTTGCGAAGCCTGGGCCACCAGGGGTGAGCTGCACGATGGTCGCAGGCGACTGCGTCAGGTCCGTACCGAACATCAGGCCGGCACCATCGACGAAGATCAGTACCCGGCGTTCCGGGATGATCGCCATCTTGGTGTAGGTGCCGGGCGTGCCCGACGGCGGCCAGCCGGTCAGCGCCAGCGTCTGGAACGTCATGTCGCTCAGGCGGATGTACGAGATGAACTGACGAGTCCAGAACGCGGAGTCGGTGAAGTAGATGCGGCCATCGACCGGGTCGTAGGCGGATGAGCCTTCGACGTGGATGGTGGACGAGGCGTTCGCGCTGGCGCAGGCGCGCGTGAAAAGCCCCGTGTCCAGATCCACCTGGTGAGCCGAGGGCGACGAGAAGTTGCCGCCATCGGGGCCGTTGAACATGGCGCCCCGCGTGGGCGAGATGACCACACCCTTCTTGCCGCGGCGCAGCGCCACGTGCGAAGCGTAGATGTGCCCCGGGACTGGCATCTCCCCGATAGTGGCCGAGAGCATCTCGTACCACGGCGCTGCGTTCGCTTCTGCCGGCCACACCGGCGTCGAGTTCAACGGCACCCCGTTTGCGTTGGGGAGCAAGAACCACATGCGCGTGGCGATGTCGAAGCCGATGCAACCCAACAACCCCTGGTTGTTGTGGCCGCCTGGGTTCGCCAGGATCCACGCACCAGCATCGCCATACCACGGCACGAACACGCCGCCGCCGTATGGGTGGAACGTGCTCAGGTCGAACTGCCCATCCGTCCAGCCGGCCGGCTTGATGGAGCGCGCGGTGTTCAGGCCCACGAGCACGCTGGTGTTGACCGTGCTCGGCAGGGTGTAGGCGACAGCCGGCAGCGCGCGAGGCTTGATGCCCCACTTCGGGTTGTTCACGAGCGTGGCTTCGCCGGTGACCCAGTTGGTCGCGCCGTGTAGGCGACGGTAGGCGGTGAGCGCGCCCTCGGCACGGTGCTGCGCGGCATAGGAGATGGCGCAACTCAGGATGGCCCAGTAGCTGTCGCCGGTCAGGTTCGTGGGCGTGCTGTTGCCAGTGCCCTGCAGCGTGTTCGTCGCAGTGGTGTTCAGGCTGCCGTAGTTCTTGAGGTGGACATCCCCCCAGTTCTTGGCGAACCCGTTACCGCTGTTGTCGTTCGCGACCTTATGGCCGTAGTTGGCGCCCAGGGTGAAGTCGTGATCGTGAGAGAGGCCGCTGCCGCCGAGCAGGCCGACGGCAGGCCCGTAGCTGAAGTCCCGGACACGCTCCACCGTCTGGTAGTTCGCATCCGGAACGCAGTCGTTCTCGCTGTTCATCGCGTTGGCGATGGCCACCCACCACAGCTGCCACATCGGGATGTCGCCGGCCGTGATCCAAAGACCGTGCTCGCGGATGTGCAGGATGCCGAGCGCGCGCGGCGGAGTCAGGTCATGAACCCGAGTCAGCAGCGCGTTGTAGTTGTTCACCAGCAGGGTGCGGTACTCGGCGGCGATCTGCCCGCCAGCGAGTTCCGCATCCGGCGCAATCGCCGCGAACTGTCCCAGCGTGCGCATGAGCCACGCGAAGCCGCGAATCTGCTGGTTCGCCGATGCGTCCGTGCCAGTGAGCAGGCGATTCACGCCGCTGCCGGCCGCCGAGTGCACGCACAGGTAGGCCGTGGCCATGTTCAGCGCCATCGTCTCGTAGTGCCAGCGGTCGCCCGTCAGCATGTATGCGAGATAGCCGCCACTGCCGTGGTGCGCCACATCCCAGTTGTAGGCGCTGTTCGGGGCGCCATTGGAGCCGCCCTGGTTCGGGCCATCCTGCGTCCAGGTGCCGAACGTCGAGAGCTTCAGGACGTTGCCGTCGGCCGTAAGGCCATTCGCAATGTTGTAGCTGTTCAGCGACGAGGAGGCACACAGCACGGCGCGGTACGCGCGTGCATCCCCGCTGGTGAGGTACTTGGCATCGGCATCGGTGAGCGGCCCGATCTGGAACTGAGCCCCGGTGCTGGACATGTCGGGCTCGATCGGCCCGTTGCTGCCCAGCACGTAGTTCTGAATCAGCGCGGCCAGCGTGGCGTTGTCCGGGTCGCCATAGCCGTACATCGGCACCAGCTGCGTCGACAGGATGTAGTCCACGTCGAAGGTCGGCGTGATGCTCGGGTTGGTGCCGTTCGTCCAGTACCAGCCGTCCTGGGTGTTGTCGCCCATGATGCGGGCGCCGACCCGCAACGTGGCGTTGACCCCGCCGTTGTTGAACACCGTCGTGCCGTTGACCACGAAGGTCGGCACGAAGACGCGCTCGGCGATCGTGGTGTCCTTGGCCCCCGAGCCGTTGTCCAGCCGCCCGTTGGCGATGAACGGCTTGCACTGCACGCGGCCGTCGATGTAGACACGCACGCCCATGCAGCCCATCTGCTTGGTGGTGGCGTCGATCTGGCGAAACCAGAACTCGCTCATCACCGGGGTCTGCTTGGAGTAGTACGGCGTGTCCGTGCGCGGGTTGAAGGTCAGCGTGGCGCCACTAACGCCGATGCTGTAGGTGCCAGTCGGGATGTCGGTCTGGGCGAGGTTCGTGCCAGAAGACGGCGGCGTGCCGGCAGCCATGAACACCGTTACCGGTGTGTTCTGCGTCAGCGTGGCCCTCCCAACAATCAGGACATGCTTGGCGCTGCCGTCGTTCCAGGTGCGCAGCACGACCGCGCGGTAATCAACAAGGTTGCTGCATGTGATCGAGTTCGGCACCTCACCCTTGCCGAACGGATGGCAGAGGTAGAAGGGATATGTGCCAGTGCCAGCGTTGGTTGTCGTGAGCTCGAAAGAGGCCAACGTCCCGCCGGCAACGGTCGTGAACGTGATCGGCGTCCCAAGGTTGGACAACCCACCGTTGTTGGTGATGCTGACTGATGACGCCCCATCGCTCGCCCTCGTCACAGTGAACGTCTGCGCAGCCGTAGAGCCAGCAGAGAAGGTGAGCGAGGTCGGCGACACAGATCCGGCATTGGTCGCGGCCGGCGTGACCACCACCGACGACGACAGCGCACCGTTCGGCGTCACCGTGAATGTGGTTGCAACGCCATTCACGCCTGTCGTCGGGCCACTGAGCGTGAACGCCGTTGCGGCCCCCGGTCCAGTGTCCTGCGCCAAGTCTCCAGTAATGGCCGCTACCGCCTGCACCGAGAGGCGAATAGCCTTGGTCAGGCGGAATGCCGTCATTACGTGATTTGGAGCGAGATCGTCAGGCCGCCAGGGCAGCTAACAGAGGTTGCCGTACCCGGAATCACAGCATCCGAGACCTGTAGATCGCCAGTACCAACGCCAACGCTGCCGGTGATGCGGGTGGCACCCCCCGAAGTGCGAAGCTCGAACTTCGCGATGGTCCCAGCCGTCACAGACGTGTCCGCACTGATGGTGTTGGACGTGGCAACAGCCGGGCTAGCCGTGGTCGCAGCACCGAACGCAGTCGCTGAGAACGTGAGGTTCGCCAGTTCGGCATCCGCTGCGGTAAGCAGGCGGAATTGCCCAGAGTTCAGGAGTGCGGTGATGCCGTTCAGGCCGGCGGCCTTGCACTCATTCGCTACGCTGATCGTCATTCATTTGCTCCTGGCTCAACGGAACCTCCGTCTTCAGTTCAATGGTCTTGATGAGGTTGCCTGTGGCGTCTCGGCACTCGAAAGTGCCACTGATCACCAACTTCGCATTCACCTCTGCCGGCGTTTCGGTCATGCATTAGTCCTCAATTGCCGCGCCAATGACCCGACCATCCTTGTCGCGGAGGATCTTCTTGGGCTTGCGCATCGTCTCTTCCAACTGCTTCTGGCCCTTGATGACCTCTTGAACGGTCTTCTCAAGTGCCGCAATGTCCTTGCTGCTGTCTGCCTGCTTGGGTTGGGCTTTTGCCTGCTCCTTGGCCTGCTCCTTGGCGTGCTCGTTGCCCTTGTCGGCCATCTTTTCTTCGTGCATGCGGCCCTTGTCGGCCTCTTGCGCCTGAATGGCCGACTGCTTGTCCTGCGCCTCGGCCTGCTGGTCCTGCGAGTGGACCTGCACGCGAGCCTGCATCTCGGCAATCTGGATCTTGGTTTCGTTGTTGGCGTCGGTCGTGTACTGCGTGACCTGTGCCTGAACCTGCGTCTTCCACTTGTCGATTTCCAGACGCTGGGCCTCGAGTTGCGCCTCGTACTGGGCCTTGATCTGCTCGCGCTCGGCGTCGCGGGCGTCGTTGGCGGCCTGCAGCTCGAGCGTTGCGCGCAGTTCCTGCAGCTTGAGTTGAGCCCGCTGCTGCTCCTGCTGGAGCGAGACTTGGCCCTTCATCTGCTCGACCTGGACCGCCACTTGGCCCTTCATCTGCTCCTTGACCACTTCCGGGTTAGGAGCGGGCGGCATCGGCGGCTTGGTGGACGGGTCGTCCCAGAACTCGTTGGGATCCTTGAATCCGCCAGCCTGGGTCAGCCGCTTCAGGGCGTTATAGACCTTGGGCGGGCTGGTCAGGCCGGCTTGCAGGGCCAGAATCTGCTTCTGGAGCACGCCTTCGAGGAAGACAATTTGCTGCATCTTGTCGCCAGCACCCAGGCCGACGCTGATCTGCATGTCTGCGCGCTTCTTCCACTGGCGCGGATCGACCGGCACCCACTGATTGCGCAGGCGGATCATCTCAGCCTTACGCGAGTGCTTCAGCGTCAGGGCATGGACAAGCTGAAACAGGCACTTCACGCCCGTCTCGGCAAAGATGCGCGCGATGAACTTGATGCGCTGCATCGCAGCGGTCAGCATGGCCGAGTTGGCGTGCGCTCCGGCGTTGTTGTTGAGCGCGTTCGGGTCCAGACCCTGCTGTGCCTCGCTCACCCCAGTGCGCTTGGAGGCCACGCGGTCTACGTACTCCATCATCGGTACGGCCACATCGCCGGTCGTGGAGTGCGTCAGCGGCATGATCGCCATGCGCGGGTCACCCTTGGTCCGCACCAAGCCGCCCGGACGGCTCACGAGCATGTCATCGAGGTTGACGAGGCTTTCATCGACCGCATGGCGCCCGTTGTTCGCCAGATAGACGTTATCCAGCGATCCCCGCAGGAGCGCGGTCTTGATGAGTTGCAAGTCTTTGACCGCATCGGCCAGGCTCAGGCCGGTATGCTGGTGCGGCAGAGGCGTAGGGCACAGCGCCACGAGTAGCGAGTGGTCCGCCTCCTCGTTAAGCAGGATCGTCGTGCCCACGATGATGACGTGGCGCAGTTCGGCCTTGCCGTCGCCGTCGTGGTCGTAGCGAATCCAGCACTCACGCACCCAGACCTTGCGCATGCTCGGGTCTGTGTTCTCGCTTCCATCGCTTCGCAGCGTGGACGGGTCTTGCCGGCGCTCTTCTTCCCAGACGTTGCTGGTGCTGCCGCTGTCGGACAGCGTGTCCTCTACATCGAAGCCCTCGAGCCGTAGCTGGCTGATGGTCTTCTGTTCCCTGTGCTCCGAGAAGTTGCAGCTCGGATCTTGCAGGTTCAGGTTCCGCGCGTTGGGGTCAACGTAGACATTTTCAGGCGCCACGTTGACCAGCCGCACACACCCGTAACTGTGGGTACGCTGTACCTCGATGTCCCAACCGGCCTCTGAGCGCTCTGCCGAGATAGGCTCAACCCCCTCATCCTGGAACAGCAGGACAGCCTCGTCTTCGGTCAGGCCCTTGTACTTCTCTTTGGTGATGTCCTCTGCATCATCCCAGTAGGCTTTAACGTAGCCAACCTTCTGCAACAGCGCGTCATGGCTCCAGCAGTACCACGTTTCGAACCAATTGTTCTTCTGGGTAATGATGTAGTTGACGAACTCGGATTCCTGCTCGGCAGCAGCCATGTCCTCAGGGCCACGAGGCGTGAACAGCACCACCTCATCACCGCCGCAGAAGATATCCGCGAGTTGCGGCTTGATCCACTCCACGGTATCCCAGACATCGCGGCTGATGACCTGGGATCTGCCGTCTACCTCGTTCCCGAGCGGGTTGCCGAGGTAGTAGTCCAGCGCCTGGGTACGCTCCTTCGACAGCTCTCCATGCGTCTCGGCGACGGACTCGTATTGCTCAATCGCTTTGACAAGTAGTGCGTCGCTCATCTTTGCGCGGTCGTCCAGGTTTACGCTTCTCTGTCGCTATCTCGGTCCACTCTGCCTGCTTGAACGTCTCGGCCAAGACCAATTCCGCTCTCGCTTTCTGCACAGCGCGGATTTCAGCGATCTGCCGGTTGACCTCGGCCAACTGGGCCTCCAGGTCCTTAACTCGACGGTTGAGTTCGATACTCATGTGGCGCTCCTAGATGACCCCACCCTTGGGGTAAACGATTGGCTTCTGGTCTTCGTTGCTCATCTGCGGAACAACGAGCGAGAGATACCGGAAATCGTCAGCGCCGTGGCTGTTAATGTCGTGGACTGGGGCCGATGGCTCATCGGTGGTGGTCGGGACATTCCGCTTATACCGTTTCAGACGTGAAACCAGTAAAGCCGCCTTGGTTTTGTCGAAGTATACCCTCGGAAATAGCATTCGTGCCTGCTTGATACCTGTTTCAACAGGCTGATTCGGAGTTTGGGCCACGTCCCACCGCAGGTTTCTCATAATCTGCATGGCGGATTGGCCGGTTTTGTAGTCGCCATGTGCCCCGTCGTGCGGCAGGAACATGCGACCCCAGTTGTAATGGCGGTTTCTCAGCTCGGCCGATAACCAGTCCAGGGTTACGTGGTCAAACTCCAGATACTCGGGTATCCGCACCTCGGACAAATGCCGCTGGGCCAGGATTACCGCCATCTTGTCGTTCCAGCCCAGGTCCAGCACCACATGGACCTTTAGCCTCGGGTCATACGGCACGTTGCACACGCGCCCAGCCTCGATGGCGTCGCGGATCTCGTTGGCGAAGATGGCGCCAGTAACGGCCGCCTTGCACTTGCCTAGCCAGACGTTCTCGTATTCGTCCTTGGAGTAGCGCCGCTCATCGCCCGCCCTCTCCTTCTCGAGCGTCTCGTTGAACCATGGGTTGTCCATGTAGTTCATCTCGACGCTTACGCAGTCGTCAGGCTGGTGCGTGACGAAGCGGTCATAGGTCGGGTCGTCGTCCAAGTCGGGGTTGAACGTCACCCAGATCTCAGAGCCTGGCTTGCGAATGGTCGGTGTGAGGATCTTCCAGGAGCGCTCGGATACCGTCTGCGCCTCTTCCACCCAGCACACATCTGCGCCCTCGAATGACTTGATAGAGTCAATCGTCTGGTCGCTCAGGCCGGCGAACAGGAACTCCGTGCCGTTCTTGCCCCGGATCTCGGTCGTGAAGATGTCGTAGAACGACGTGAGCCCGAGCGCGCCGATCTGGTCTTCAAGCAGCTTGTGTACGCTGTCCTTGATTGACTTCTGCACTTCGCGCGAGCAGATGATGCGCAGCTTGGACTTGGCGCCCAGCACCAGCAGCGCCCGAGCAAAGCCCCATGACTTACCCGAGCCTCTGCCGCCCCGTGCTACCTTGTAGCGCTTGGGCTCGAAGAGGAAGCGCAGCTTGGATGGGAACTCAGCGTTCAACTGGCGACGCCATGATGAAGGCATGCCATGAGTGCTCAGGGAGGACGCGCGCCTCACAGAACGCCTTGACGGCCTCGAATGCTGCAATTACCGCCGCTGGCTCATGCCCAGGCGCATTCCTGTACGCCTGCATCAGTTGGTAGAACTCAAGCGACTCGAAGTGCTGGTCAGCGGCGATATCAGTCTGCTCGCTCATTTGAACGTCACCGTGATCCCCGTCAGCAGCGGGTTGTCCGGGTCGCCCTGCACCTGAAGCGGCAAGACCTTGCCCACCAGCGCCAGGAATGGGCCAGGATGTGTCTCTGCCTTCTCGGCTAGGTACGCCATGCCTCCAGCCTCCTCGAGCGCCCCAAGAATCAGCTCCTTGAGTTCGCCCGTGAATCGGTTCGGCGTACCCTTCTGCCGTCCGCCCGTCTTCGGCCGCTTCTTGGCCTCTACTTTAGAAGCGCTCACTAACTTTCTCCTTCGCCCACTTCAATGCGGCTACTGCCTCTTCCAAGCTGCGCACCTTGCTCGTCACCATCCACGCCATGGAGTGCCAGCGCTCTTGTGCTGCTGTGAGCTTTTGAGCGCTGAGTGGCTTGGCTCCGTCTTTCAACTCCAGAAAGTGCGGCATGCCTGGTGCCACAGCGACGGCCAAGTCAGGAATGCCGTCACCCGCTCCAGATAGGTCGAGTACCACATACCCGAGACCTCGCAGGCCATCGCGGATTGCCGCGTGATTCGCATCCGTTCTTCGCGCATATTTCACTCCCGCGCGCCCGCTTCCAGCAGCAGACACAGGAAGCCAATCAGCCACACCCACCATGGAGCGCTGTAGGCCCACGCCATGAAGAATCCAAATAGAGCAAGCATCAGTTCTCCGTCGCTGAGAACACAACCCACAGGATCAGCGCAATGCAGATCGCGAACACCACATCAAGCACCAGCGCCTGAGCACCGCGCTCGGCGTCTACGGTATCTTCACGGGGGACTGGGATAGGCCCCCTGCCCTGGTTTGCGTCAGGGCTGTACAGGTTGGGGTCTTGGCGACGGTTGGGCCAGTTCATGGTGTGCTCCACTTTGGTCATTCGGCTTGCGACTCGGCATATAGCTGCATCGCCACGAATCGCGCTTGCCAGCAGGTGGTGCAGTACCACCAACCCTTGTACCCGTAGTGCGACGGCTCGCCGCATCCAGCACAAGGCCACGGCTCTGGTTTGCGCTGGCGCGGCATCGTCAAGACCTCATGGCCGTCCATGGTGTGCTCCCGTGTCATGCGGCCAGTCCCGGCGCCTGCGACCACCCAAGCACCCTGCCATCACGCAAGATGCGCGGGCACGCAAGGCGGGCATCGTTGAGGCGCACGAGCGCCTGATAGACGGTCTCGACCGGCATCCCGAGAC